TGTTAGCCTATATCATTCAATTCTTAGTTCTCTCAGGATATACAATCTTATCAATAGAGGCCAGAGTTAGTGACTTCTTTGAAGCACGCATCTGGTTTTTCTTTTTGGGTCCTATCGCTGAGTTTGACTGGTTCATTAAATGGTTTCCCTGGACATTGGAGAAGTTTAGTAACATCGGAATTCTTTGGGCGATGAATTTATGGATTCAGTGGATGTACCATAAGGCGGATAAGTATGTTCCCAAGCACAGTGTCATTGATTACGTGCCTGAGTTTACCCCTCCTACGGTCGTGCATTCTGTTTTTCGTCACCTTAAGTTTTACAGTCCGGTGCGGTTTATCAGGTGCCAGGCGCAACGCCTTGCTCTATGGATAAGAATCTGGTATCACTGTCACAACATGGCCTATGTCTCATTTGAAATTGAGAAGGTAATCACCCGCCTGCCTGATGCTCGAAAGTTGTTGTTACAGTTTGGAAACAAGATCCCGATATACAGAAATCACTCCGACCATTCACACCCTTTGTCAGCTAGTTTTCGGTCCGCCGTTAATGAATATATGAAGGACGTTGCCACTACAGCAGGTTATACTGCTTATAGTGTTTCAAAGTCGGCAAGTGATCAAACAGGTAATCGGTTTTTCTATGGAGCTAAAGACCTGGCTCAGGTCGCCACCAACGACCCTGTCCCCGATACAGCAGCCCTCATCTTTACCGACGTTGATTATTACGCAGATATGAATCATTGGTTGTTGCTTAATAAGCCAATAATGATGTATACCTTTGCGCCGTCGACGCTTGCTGGAACTACAGATGAGTATTCATTCAGGACTATTGGAGACTACGTGGAATATCGTGTGTCTGGAGGAGCAGTTTACCAGCACAAGATTTGGGATTATAAGGGTGACTGTATGACGGTAAGCGATCCGTCTACAGGTGAGGTTTTAACTTTTAGCGTAGAACAACGTGTCATTGATGGGGATCCGGATCATCGGATTGTTTTATTAATGCCAGTAGCGCGAGTTCCATATCCGCAATGTTTATATCTCACAGGGCATTTTGCGCTGAAACGGAAATCATATGGGAATGGAGAGTACCGGCATATGTTTGACCCACTTACGAAACAGTTAAGTTTGGCCACTGATGGGGCCTATTCTTCAGTTGAATTGTCTGTTGATGTCTACAATGCGATCCGTGAGCGCATAAAAGCAAAGAATGGTTTGCCATTAGTTTCAGACGTTGAGAAGTATCTGTCCCAACAACAGGATGTTAATGCTGTGTTAAAAGCACCACTATTGTATAGTTTGATGGAAACATCTTTCAAACCAAATGTGGTGAGTACCAGCAAGGTTGGAGTATCATACCAGCCATTCAATCCTGCGCATCCGGCCGAAATCGTTTCGAATGATGGAAAGCCGAAGGGAAGGGCAGTGAACAATCCGCTCCTAGACAAACCAGCCGTTATGCCTGTAAAATCGATATCAAGTGACATTAGTAGTGTGATGGGCCGAGTTGAAAAACCACGCAACACAAGGGACCCGCCTTCATACCTAAAACACCTTAAAGCAGAGTTCGTAGCAGCACTCATTGGTGAACATACTTCTACGGGAGTTAGTTTATCGACTGATGAAGTTGCCCAGAAACAGGACAAGGCTTTACAGCGAGTAAGGTACGAGAATTCAAAGCACTATTTTTCCGAACATGTCGTTGGGTGTCTTAAGACCTTTATTAAGGCCGAGGGATACGCCACGCCAAATGAACCACGCACCATTACCCAAGTTCCTCAAGACGTAACCACGTTGCTCTCAGAATACACTTACGCTTTTAAAGAGTCAGTGTTGAAGAAACAATTGTGGTACGGTCCAGGCAAGACCCCAGTTGAAACCATTGATAGACTACAGATTTTAACGACTTCTGATGGAGTTGTTACGACTGATTTTAGTCGGTTTGATGGCTCAATTTCGGAGTTTTTGCAATCGGTGGCAAAGGCCTGCTACATGCGGTTCTTTGTGCCAAATGAGAGGATGCGATTGGGCCAGTTATATCGTGCGATATTTACCAAGACAGCCTTTACTGAGTGTGGGCTGAAATATGACGCAGGCGACGGAACGCGTAGTGGGAGTCCTATAACCACTGATGCCAACACTATAATCAATGCCTATGTTATGTATTGCGCATTGCGCCGACTTCGGTTGGATTGCAATGAAGCAATGGCAAACATTGGACTTGCTTGTGGCGATGATGGCTATATGCGTAACCGGCCGGGCCTTACTAATGCATTGTTAAGTGTTTGCAAAGACCTTGGTTTGGATTTAAAACCCGAGTTGCACACGGAGGGACCCTACCCTTATTTGGGGAGGTACTTCTGTGATCCGGCGACAACGGCTACTTCCTTCCAGGATCCAATGCGAACTCTTGCTAAGATACACTTGTCAGCAAATTCACAAGTATCCGATGCACAAGCTAGAGTGAACAAATGTATAGGTTATTTAGTAACTGATGCGATGACGCCCCTGATTGGCGAATATTGCCGTTTAGGCATTAAACCAACAGTCGGTGATCACGGGGAAACTGTTTATGCAGGAACTCGGTTCAGCAGTGAAGAAACTTACAAATTATCACTAGCATGGCCTCAAGATATTAACGACAAAGACTTGATAGATCAGCAAGTCGCTAAACTATGTGGTCTGGAAGCCCTCGAGCTAGCTAATATGGTTAAGACCTTATCAGATTGTGAATCTTATTTTGATGTTCCAATCTTGATGGAGGTTGATCGTAAAACTAAAATTGTAGCAGCTGTGGATGGAGATCTTGAATACCCCGAGGGCATTCATAGTTCAACCAGCAATGAATCAATCACAAACAGACCTACACAAAGCAACATCATCGCAGCACGAGAAGATCGACCGGGCGGTTTGGAAGCTGACAAACGATCTCTGTCGAAAGACGGAGCATTTAAGCCAGTTAAGAACCGCGGCGGGCCTCGGAGAGATAAAAATCCACCGAGAAGACATCGCCAACACAGTCAACCGGCTGATAAACCAGATAACTGGAGAGATCCAGGATCCGGTGGTTCCCGGGGGACTGATGTCCGCGTTCGCAGCAATGATGCGGCCAAGCCAGCAGCAGCCAAAGATGTCTCGAGAGGAAGAGATGTTAGAGGAGTTAAAACAGCTCCTATTAAGCCGCCGCTGATGACTGTGAAAAAGCACAGTTTAGGTTCGGGAAGAAGGACAGATTAAGAGATACCCACTTAATCGTCACTTGTCGCCGACCGCCAAATACCCGG